CTCTGGCCGATGGTAGTACAAAGCGAAAGACACTCGTCGGCCACTTCTCAAACAAGACTGTGGTCTAATGGCATTGACTCTAAAACCTAGTCTTTTGACGGTGCGGGCTTGACTTCAGCCTTGGTTTCGGCCTGCTCGGCACATGAGCAACGAGCTTCTCGAGGACTTCCTTCGACTTTGCCGCACTCGATACCCGGTCGACGGCAACGATATGTCGTACTCGGAGTGGATTTCGACTAACACGTCAGACCCTCGAAACCCCGCACGCCGCTTCAGTTTTGAGGGTTACGAGTTCCAACGCGCGATCATCGACGACCTGACCCGGGACAAGGCGGTGATCAAGCCTAGCCAGGTGGGGCTCACGGAGATCCAGATCCGCCAGGCCTTCGCCTTCTTGGCCCGTAACCGCGGCACCAGCCTGATCTTCAGCCTCCCTAACGACAAGATGTACGAGCGGGTGTCGAAGACGCGTATCAAGCCGCTAATCCAGCGTGAAAAGGTCTTTAACCAAGTTAGTACCGGTGTGGAGAAACCGACGCGCACGATGGGGCTGTACGAGATCGGCAACAGCTTCGCCTACATCACCGGTATGACAGAAGGGGACGCCACCTCGATCCCCGCAGACTTCCTCAGCCACGACGAACTGGACCTCAGCGATCAGGCCATGATCGGCCTGTACCAATCGCGGCTCCAGAACAGCCGGTGGAAGCTGACGCACAAGTTCTCGACCCCGACCCACCCGAAGTACGGCATCGACGCGGCCTACCACGTCGGGGACCAGAAAGAGTACATGCTCCGCTGCCAGTGCTGCGGTCACTGGCAGGTTCCCCTCTTCAACCTCAAGCACGTCCACTTGGTCGGCTATGACGGGCCCGATGACCTCCTCAACATGTCGGTTGAGGTGAACGAGCGCATCGATCTCGACGCCAGCTACGTGAAGTGTGAGCGCTGCCACAAGCAGCTCGATCTTCTGAACCCGGGTCTGCGCGAATGGGTTTCTCGCCACCCCGGCCGCCGGGTGTCCAGCTACAGGGTTCGACCCTTTGCAACCTGGTCTTTGAACCTGCGCTATCTAATAGAACAACAACAAAAGGCAATGTTGATTGACGCACCCGGCGCGATCAGTAAGTTCGCGAACACGGCTTTGGGTGAGCCACACACGGACGGATCCAACCAACTCATTGACAGTGTCGTTCGTCGCGTGCTCGGTTCACCACAGAGACCTGAAATTGGGTCGCAAGTTCCTGTCGCCATCGGCATCGACGTTGGTCGCGTCTGCCACCTTACCCTGGGTCCGCTTGTCGGCGACCAGGTCCATCCGGTGCTGATGGAAATCGTGCCGGCCGAGGGCGATCACGGCATCGTGGCCCGGGTCAAAGAGCTGAAGGAGCGGTACAACATCGTCTGCGGGGCGATGGACCGTTATCCCTACACACCGACGACGAATGAGGTCTTCGCTGTATCAGGCGGGAAGATCGTCCCCACCGCCTACCACGTCGGACGTCTTGTCGACTTGGTCTACGACGAGTTCGGACAGATCAACTACGCCAAGGTCAACCGAACCCAGGTCATCGACAACGTCGTCCGGCGCATTCAACGTGAGGCCTACAAGATCGAGGGCTACGGGGATATGGCCGAGATCGTGATTCAGCACCTGTGCGGCATGGTGCGGATCGAAATCGAAGAGGATCAACCCCGGTGGGAGAAGCTCCCTCACGGCGCGGATCACTTCCTCCACTCACTGGCCCTGATGAGCATTTCTCCGCGCATCATGGACGTGGTCCGGCTTAAAGACCAGGATCAAGAGACGAGAACCCAGGTCGGCATCTTGCAAGTGATGCCAAGATCTGCATCGGTGGGCGGTGATGTATTGTTTGGCCACGGCCGCCACCGAGTCTTGGGTTAGCATAGATGGCTGTTCCTGATTTCTTTGCGGGTCTAGCCCGCGTCGGTCGGGGTGTTGCACGGGCCGTGACGTCGTTCACGCAGACCTTTAACCCGTCGGCGACTGGGACGGTCCTGGCAGCTCCCACGTATCGGGATCATCTGCAGGATCTGCTGACCGTTCGGCAGGGGCAGTCGTCGAACGAGATCCTGTCCTTCCTCTTCAAGAACGATCCGGACGTCTCAGCCGCCGTCGCCAGCTACCTGACCCTGGCAGACACGCCTGTCCGCTTCCTGGTCTATGACGCGGAAGGGCAGATCGACCCTGCGGCGACCGCCGAACTTCATAAGATCGTCCGGGCCCTGACGACGCCGACTGACTACACACGCGGGTTTCAGGCGATCCCAGATCTGAAGCGCCTCTGCCAAGAGCTGCGCTACATGGTGCTGCTTCGCGGAGCCGTCGGCGGCGAGCTTATTCTGGGTCGGAACTTCGTTCCTGAACGGCTGCAGCTTGTCGACATGGTCTCGATCGAGTGGTTCGAGCCGACTGCCGGTGTGTTCAAGCCCCGGCAGCGTGCCCGGTCCACGGGCCAGTTCATTGACCTGGACATTCCGAACTTCTTCGTGAGCTACCACCGGCGTGACCCCACCCGGGTCTATTCCGAGAGCGACTTCGTGTCGGCGATCAACACGATTGCGGCGCGAACCCAGGTCCTCAACGACCTCTACCGGATCATGCGGATGACCGGTTTTCCGCGCATCGATGTCGAGGTTCTTGAGGAAGTCGTGCGCAAGAACATGCCCTCGAACGTGGCCGCCGATCCGGACCTGGCGAAGGGGTGGTTGTCGGCCCGCCTGCAGGAGATCGGGGACCAGGTTGCCAACCTTCGCGCAGACCAGCCGATCTTCCACTTCGACAGCGTCAAGCTGAGCATCCTGAACGAGGACAATCCTGCCTCGGGCCTAAAGATCGCCGAAGTGATCGAGGCTCTGAACAGCATGAACCAGGCCGGCCTGAAGTCCATGGCGACGATCCTGGGCCGCGCCAAGTCCGGCACGAACACCGCGTCGGTTGAGGCTCGCATCGCGGCGATGAACGCCGACCAGCTCAACCGTCCGGTGGCGGAGCTTCTCGGCCGGGTCTTCACCTTCCTGCTGAACCTCTACGGGATCGCCGGCTTTGTGGAGGCCGAGTTCGAACCCGCAGAACTTCGGCCGCACCTGGAACTCGAGCCGCAGCGTGTGATGCGCGCCGCGCGGCTGCGTGAGGACCTTAGCCTCGGCATCATCACTGACGCCGAGTACCACCTTATGATGTACGGCCGGCTCCCGCCGGCGGGATCGCCGCAACTCAGCGGCACCAATTTCATGGAGAACACCCGCACGTCGGTGGACGCGGAAGGGGTGACCCCGAACGGCGACCCTCTTGGCCGGTCGGTCGCTCCCGAAGGCGGCACCCGACAAGCGAGATCGAACGCGACCCGCTCACAACGGCAGACGCGTGCCGCGCTTGAGCTGCTCGACGCGGCCTAGTCCGCAATTATCAGCAAAAATCTGCAAAGATCAGCGTTGCGCCAAAATAGCTGGCTGCTGCTTATCACCCATGTAAGTGGGTGAACAAATGAAGCGCATCCCAGTCACTGAGAGTATTCGGCAAAGAATGGTCGCGTCATTCGGCGCGGAGGCCAATCTCGACACTCTGGTCGTCTATGAGGCGATCGCAGCAAACCAGATGCCTCTGCGTAGAAACCGCGGTCTTTACAAGGGCGCACGTTTCACACCCGGGATGATGCGCGAGATGGCCGCAGCAGTTGCTGCGGAGTCTGTGCCTCTTCAACTTCAACACAACACCGAACCGTTGCCGGTTGGCCGGGTCTTCGCCGCTGAGGTCTACGACGACGAGCTGCGGACCTTGTTTGCCGTTAACCAAGAAACTCAGCCCGCGCTGATCTCCGATCTGGACGCCGGTGTCGTCGATCAAGTGTCGGTGGGCATCCTCCCCTCTCGCCTTCTCTGCTCCGAGTGTGGCTGGGATTACATGGGGGAAGGGGCGACTTTCGAGAACTTCTGGACCCACACCTGCGCCAACGGACACACCGTCGGTGAAGATGCTGTCTTCGTCTGGATGGCGGCCCTCGAGACCTTCATGGAGCAATCCCTGGTCGGTAAGGGCGCAGTCCGCGGTCCGAAGATCGTGGCTCCTTCCGAAAGCCAATTTGCCAAGTCGACCACAGTCCGCCGGCTCGCTGCCTCCGCGGAACAAGCCGGGCTGTTTGTCTGCTCCGGCATCCCTGAGCCCTCACGTAAGGAGAACAAAAACGTGGACATGGAAAAGTTCCTGGCGCAGCTGACCGCTTCTGCCTCGGAAGCTGCTACCGCCAAGGCTCAGCTGGCTGTCTTGACGGCCCAGTTGGGTGACCGGGAAGCGACGATCGCGACCCTTCAGGCCCGGGTGACCGAGCTTGAAACCGCGGCTGCCGCTCCGAACTCGGACGTTGAGACCGCTGTAGCGGTTCTCACGGAAATCGCGACCCGTAGCGCGGTGGCTCTTGGTGAGCAGACCCCCGCGGTGCCCAAGACCGTGAGCGAACTGCAGGCGTTTATTGCCGAACGTCAGGCCAAACTCACGGCCGTGCTGCCCACCAAAGCCCGCTCGGAGCCCGCGGAAAATGCTCCTGGTCAAGCCGGGCCCACGCTCTCCGCCGCCTTCGTCACCCGCAAGTAAGGAGCTTTTTTCATGTCAACCCCCTTCCACAATGGTGTTCGCCTCGACAGCGTTCCGGAGCAGGATGCCCAGCGCACCGTTGTTCTCGCTGCCGGCATCACGCAGGCTCACATTGGCCGCGCGCTGACCCTCGACGGCACCAACGCCAACCGCTACCGCCTCTCCGGTGACAACGACCCGGTGGACGCCCGTCTGCTCCAAGTCGAAGACCGTGGCTCGCTTGGTCTGATCGGCACTGCCGCTTTCCGCTTCATCGACGAACTGCCGATCGCGGAAAACGAAACCGTGACCGTTGGAGCCCAGGTCGTCGGTGCGGGTAGCGGGTTCATCAAAGCCGCCGCCGCCATCGGCACCCCGGCTGACCTCGCCGCCGCAGCCGCCGCCATGAACACCCTCCGCCGCCGCAAGCACAACCTGGTCCAGGAAGTGCGGACCGGCTTCGCTGTCGTTTCGCTCGGCTTCTAAGCCCAGACCCAAAGGAGAACTTGACTATGAAGCCGCTGCATTTGCTCCAACGTGAGGCCACGAACTTCCTGGCCCCGCTGAAGTCGAACAACCACACTGAGGGCAAGGACTTCGCTGCTCGCCTGATCCAGGAAGCGCAGGAGTATGGTCTGAACCTGCGGGATTATCTGCGGGTGAAAATCGACCCCACCAAGTGTGAGAACGCTGCTCAACTCGCCGCTCTGAAGATGAACGGCTACGAAGCGGCTCTCTCCGCTCTCGGCTTGCCCGTCGCCAACGACATCGACGCCGGCATCATGCTGCAGGCGGGTGCCGACGTGTTCCAGACCTTCCCGGGCACGCGCATCATCTTCCCGCAGGTGATCGACGACATTGTTCGTTACCGGTACAAGCAGACCCAGTTCGAGCAGGTCTCGAACATCGTGTCTCAATCCCGCACGATCAACGGCGTCGAGATGATCTCGGTGGTCGTGGACGACAAGGCGGCCGATTACCAAGGCCAGCGGGCGATCTCCGAAGGCGGCCCGGTCCCGATCTATCAGATCAAAGCCGGCGAACAAGCCGTCCGGATCTGGAAGTTCGGCATGGGTTGGGAATACACCTACGAGTTCGCTCGTCGGATCTCCCTCGACTTGCTGACCCCCTACGCCATGAAGACCGAGCGCGAGACCGAGCGTTCCAAGGTCTGGGCTGCGACCAACATGCTGGTCAATGGTGACGGTGTTCAAGGCGCTGCTCCGGAAGTGGACCAGTCCAGCTTCAACACCTCGGTCGGCACCAACGCCACCAACGGCAAGATTAGCTACCAGCACCTGTTGGCTTGGTTGGTCTCACGGGCCCAGTCTGGGAACCCGATCGACACGGTGGTCGGCAACTACGACGCCTACCTGCAGTGGTTGCTGATGTTTGCCGTGCCTCAAACCAACAGCGGCGAGTCGCAAGCCGAAACGCTGGCCCGCACGGGCTTCATGGTTCGCGGCGTGCCGATCCTCACTGGCACCGTCGACTTCGTGCTCAGCGCGGCGGCTCCGGCGAACAAGCTCATCGGCTTCAGCAAGGCGGACACGATCGAAGAACTGATCGAGTCCGGCTCGCAGATCCAAGAGAGCGAGCAGCTGATCCGCGTGCAGAAGTGGACCTACGTCCGCACCGAAAACGCCGGCTTCCGCCTGATCTTCGGCGACACCCGGTCGGTGTTCGACTTCGGCAACTAAGCCGAGCGGGCAGGGTCAAAGTTCGGGGGTGGGTGAGATCTCACCCACCCCCGTTTTT